TCTTTTGAAAAAGATATCCTATTATAATAAGCTGATTCTAAATCAGCTAAAACTCTTTCGCCCTCTTTTGTACTAAAAGTGGTTTCATAATCTCCTTGTAATTGTTTTAATTGTTTATCAACGTCCTCTATCATTCTTCCATTAACCCTTGTTCTTCTGCTGCTGCTCCAACTTCTGACATTACTGCTTGAGTTTGTGGGTCAGCAAGTTTATTTAAAGCTGTTGCATTAGAAGCAGTTGCTGATGCTTGTTGTTGTTGCATTGCTATTTCTTGTTGCATTTGCTCTTGCATAGCTCTATCTTGTCGCATTTGGTCAACTTCTACAACACTTTTTAATATACTTTTTGGTACACCAAGCAAGGCAGCTCTTGTTCTAATTGCTTCATCATGATTTATAATATCCATAATTGATGGGTCTACTTGTGCTACTTGCATTGCTAGTTGATATAATCTTTCTACAGCTACTGCTTCTTCCATTTTTTGTGAACGAGCAAGTGGTCCAACGTACTCTACATCTACAGATTGGCCTTCAAGCATTTCTGGTGCAGGTAAAAATGCATTTGCTCTTAACATGATTCCAAAAACTCTTTCAATAAGTGGATTCAAAAACTCTGATTGGAATCTACCAAGAGTAGGTCCAAGAAGCCTTTGCATTAATTCATATCTTACTTGTACTTCTGTTGCAGTCATTTGAGGTCCATCTTGTAATTGCAATTGGTCAGAATAATATGCTTGACGTATTGCAGTTCTTAATTGATTTTCTTTTAAATCTGTTACTTGCCAATTAGATGCTATTTGTAAAGGTTTAATTGCTGCATCACTTCTTACTACTGTTATTCCACCAGGTGTCATTCTTACTTTACCGATAACACCATCGTCTTGTACTAATAGTGGTGGGTCAATAGCTTTTGCCCATGCTTTAAGTCCAATTTCTACAGCTTTATTTAATGTTTTAATATCAGGTAAAGCATTGTAAGATGGTGAACGTCCAAATATTTCGCCTGTTGCTTTAGACCATCTAGGTACAAGATAAGGAAATTCATTATACCCTCCTGCTCTAACAGTCATTTTATCTTCTTCGCATACATGACATGAATGAAATGGTAACTTAGTAGCTCCTTTGCCTAAAGCTCTTTCGTAATCTTCAAGTGGTTCTACTGCATGAATAAAATTAAACATTTTATCTGGTTTATCTTTTGCAGCTTCTAATACTTTCTCTCCTACGTTATCTTCTCCAAATTCTTGAACAGCTTGTCTAGCAGATAATTTATATTTTCTATAAAGAGTATCTATGTATCCAGAAACATTTTCTTGAATATAGTATTCTGCAATATGCATTGTATTAAAATGTACACCTGATTCTTGAAACCCTTTATTACCTTCTTCTACAAATAATGCACCTGTTCCAATAGAAACTAAGTCAAGATACATTTCGTGTACTTCTGTATTAAAATTGCTTTCATTAAATACGTTGTACATACGTTTTGCAGAATCTTCTAACCACAATTGTACTTCTCTGTTTTCATTAAATTCTTCATTTCTTACTTTTAAATAAAACCATTGCATTGATGGTGAAGTTAATGTGCCTTGTAAACTAGCTGCGAGTAAATTGCTAGCAGTAATAGCTGTTGAATCAAATAATATTTCAGTTCTTTTTTGACCTTTAGTTCTCGTAAAAACAATATCAGCTTTTCTTGGCATTACATAGTCAAGTATTTCTTGCCAATGGTCCTCCCAAGTTCCCCTTGAACCTTCCATTTGGTTTAATCTTTTTTTTATGTAATTAAATTTTTCCATTAATATGTATTACCTGAACTACCAAGTATGGTTTTACCAACTGATGCTTCTTCAGTTACTCCTTGTCCACCTGTAAGTATAGTTCCAGCTCTACCTGTTCTTTTAGTTTGCAAAGATTTTTGTTTTTCTTTTTCAAGTTTTGCTTCTGCTTCTTTCTCTTTATCTTGCAACGAAGTGTCTACTGGTGGTGGTTTTGGTACTTTTGGTTTCATACCCATCTGCAATTCTCCTTTAACATTCCATAGATTACTGTATCTACATATGTTTCGTCTATTTGCATTGCATTTCTCATAAGACCTTCTTTTTCAAAACCAACACCTTCTACTAATTTTTTAATTCTATCATTACTGTTATCACAAGTTGCTGTAACTCTACCACATCCTGCTTGGTTAAATGTATAGTCAAACATTAATTTAATAATTTTTCTTTGACAAGCCCTAGGACTATCAAGAGCTACATGGATAAAAATATTGTTACCATCATAATCAGAGAATAAAATTACTCCTAAAATTTCTTCATCTTCTATAATTCCCATATAGGAAAATTTGTCGTTGTCAGAATATAAATGTGCTTTCGGTTTTATCCATTCATAACATCTATCTTTCCATTCTTCTGTACTAACGACTTCTATCATTATCCACCTAATACAGTTTTGCTAGTTTTTGCTTTTTCCTCTATTCCACTTACACCAGTCATAATTGTTTGACCACTTGTTCCGTAACCAGAACCTAATGCTGCTCTTCTTTTTGTTGCAGTAGATGATGATGGTGTTGCTGCTGCTGCTTGTAATTGAGCAATTTGGGTTTGTTGTTCTGCTGCACGTTTCTTAGCTTTCTTTTTTGCTTTAGTAATGCCAGTTATCTTACCGAAGATTTTTGCTGGAGCTCGAAAAATAGCTCTAAATACCCCACCCATTATTTAGGTTTCCTTTTAGATGGTCGTCCTTTCTTAGTTCCGTAAGTTCCTTTACCACTTGGCATATTCGTTCTCCTATGCAAAAACATTAAAATCAGATTCTGCTTGTGTATAGCTAGGTTGATAATCTTTTATCCTAGCTTTTCTTAAAGACATAACACAATATCTCATTGCAGAAATAACATCATCGTTAATTGGAACAATTTTTCCGTCCTTACGATGATACATACGCAGTTCTTGTAATAGTTTATCTTGATTTTTGAATATTTTCAATCTTTTTGTCTGCATACGAGTATACATTTCTTGTATTCCAGCTTCAACTGAATTACCACCAGTGCCATCTCTTTCTCCTTGAGATGGTGGATTACTAAAATGTTCTCTTAACATATTGCATCCTTCTGCTCTATATTGTTCTGTAAGCGACTTACCAGACCCCTTATCTGCTTGTCTACCATCCATAGGCCACGCAACTGGTATCCACTTTCCTCGACTTTTAATTGCACTTGCATGAATAGGGACAGCTTCTTGTCGCATAGCATAAGAATCATAAACGTATGCTATATCTGAATCTCTATCCCAAGCAATCCAAACTGCTGCCGTAGGGTGATTCCATCCAAAATCTATGCCACATAATCTTGGCCAGTAAGTAGGTATTTGTATTGGGTCGCATATAATATCTTCTTCTGCTACTGGAAAAACAAGACCAGAACCTAGTTGTGGTATACCTTGTTCTCTCATTTTTCTTTCGTGTGGTGGCAACGCAGCTAATATTTGGTCTCTTACCTCTTTTGTCATATGAGGTGCATCATCCCACCCAGCTTGTAGTAGTGCTTGTCCTGGTTTTAAATTATTTACAAATTGTGCCACTGTTTGAGTCATACCATTTTCTGGAGTAAAAGTCATGAAAACTATTCCACCTCTATCTGCAGTTCTTGTTAATGCTTGACTATATATTGCTTGTGGTGGTTCTTCATCTAGCCATACTACGTCTACAGCTTCCCCCATCCATTTTTCTTTACCCATTTCATATGCTTTAAACCCTAATCTAGACCATCCCCCCGAAACGTGCTTGACTACTAACGAGTTATGTGCATTTGGTACACCAGGTTTCCTAGTTGCATTACCAATTAAATTAAGTGGTATAGAGCCTGTACCCCTAGCTGATGGGTCATCGGGTTGTCCTACCAGTTCTTTCTGGCATATATCTCTAGTTGTTTCATTAGATGCACCACCTGCCCATGCTCTAATAGGTCTATCAAACTTTTTACCTTCCCACCAGTCTGGATATTTACCTGTCAAATGAAATGCTATTTCTGCTGCACCACAAAAAGACTTACCTATCCTATTTCCTGCCATAAGAAGCCGTTGTGATGCTTGTGTATTGTGAAATTTCTTTTGATATTCGTATGGTTTATAATCTGCTAGTCTATTAGTAACCTTTCTATGCTCTAATTCTTTAGCTATTTCTACTGCTCTTTCTAATTGTTCGCTCAATGAGGAGTTTTTTCCTTATTTTTTGGCATTTCCTCTAAATCTAATTGCCAATAATGGCTATGTAAATCATCTAATGGTTCTATTACGTTCCTAACTATAGCCATAAGTTGTGCATCTTGTTTGCAGTTATCATTTATATAATAGATAATAGCACTTACTCTTTGATGTAAGACTTCAAAACTCTTTCTTAATGCATCTGGTTGCAT